GCCTTCTCATGGTTAGCGATCTTTTCCATTAATGCAGTTTGTATAACATCTTGTTCTTTTTGCAGCTCTTTAATCTCAGCACTAATGTTTTCGTGTCTGGCTATGATGGTTGTATAACTAGCTTCCATCTCCAAAACATCTTCTGCCACTGGTATATCTTCAAACATCACATAAGCATCGTCAGAAGTTTCAGGATTAAAGTAAGTTTCTGTCTTAACTCTTTTCTGCCAGTCATCAGCAATAATTCTTAGCTCTTCGCTGAAGGCTGGATCACGTTGATAGAAAAAGTAATTGATCTCATTAGCAGTATGACTAAAGACCACCAGCATACCCCAAGAGCAGCCAGTGATTTCAACTTGAGTCTTAAGTTGAATCCAGCCACGCCAATCTTCAGGATAATCCTTTGGATAGTCTTTGGTTAATTTACATTCAATAATGCCTTTACCATTGATAGTAATATGTTCATGGTCTGGAATATAAATGCCTAGTTGTGGATTCTCTTCAATGGTCAAATCATTTGCCATTGCAGTTCCATCTAAAGAACATTGAATGGGAAAGAATGGATGAGTAAAGGCTTCTGGAAACTCAGTCTCTACATCTGTGAGACCCATCTTTTCAGTTGCAAATCTAATAATACCTTCTTCAAAGAAGTCTCCTAACTCCATAGCTGTGTTCTGGTCAAATCTAATGTTCTCGCCATGCTTGGCTTTGATATGTTCTTGCAACTGACGTTGCTTAGATTTGTATTTACCCTTGCCCATTGCATTAGCTACAGTTGATGCTGATAGCTCATCGTCTTTTGTTAGCTTACCTACCATTACAATTCCCCCTGAAATTTATTGATAATTTTATTTACAATAAGTTGATCTTTTTTACCAACAACAAAACCTTTCAAATACTCTTGCATGATATGCATGATAAAAAATTTTTCTTTATAGCTTAATCTCATCTCTGCTCCCCTCTGGTTAATCTGAATTCTTCTTGCTTGAAGATTCGATGGTTGTGCTGGCACTTTAATGCCAGCTTAATTTTAGCGATAAATTCCTTATGACTGTCAGCTATAATCTTAACGCCCCCTACATTAGTAATTAATTTCTTACTCATTACTCTGCCCCCCTATCATTGTAAGTGGCGTTGTATTCTAAATCTTCTTGAATTACTCTAAGCCTACCTAAAACAGTTCTCATTTCTTTTGTTTCTTCTCGATTAAGTTTCTTCCAAAAAGAATTTTTATTAAGAGCTGTTAAGTTATTTTCTTCATAAATATTATCTGTATCTATTTTTTTTATAACGTCTACAGTTCTTCTGATCCTACAAGCAGCTTCAGTTAATGGGCAATCATTAAAGCTGTTGGTTAGTATTAAGTTTCTTGCTTCTTTCATTTTATCTCCTAATTAATAATGAATAACCCATTATATAAATATTTAGATATATATGTAAAGAAATATCTTAATTAATTTCAGAGATAATATTTTGCAGGTTTTTGAGAGCATCGTTGTTTTTCATATGCTCGTCAGTGATGGTGATTTGGTTTTTAGTTTGTGGCAGCATGAATACCACGTTCTGATGCCCCAGAGATACTAGAGCGAATAGATCAATGCTGTTTCGTTTATAAGTTCTGTCTTTAGCATGAAGTCCACGCCTTAGATCAAAACGCCAGTTCTGTCTGGTTTTTTCTATCTTGCTTGCAGTTTTAACTTGGCAACGATACAGGTTGAGTTTGTATTCAAAGATGATATCTGCTGAAGCTCCATGAGGTACGATTAAAACTGTGGTGATCTCATCAAGCAGAGACAAGTATGCTGCTGCTAAATATTCGCCAAAATCCCCAACAGATTTAGCACTAGCCACTGGGTCATTCCTTACAGCTTTTTAATTGCTCCGAATTAAATATGGCACGTCTGCCTACCTGTTTTGCATACTGGCTATCGAGCAACTCGATTCCAGCCTTCTCAAAGTCGCCCATTTCCATGTAGGCTCTGGTTTTTCTGAATGACATGAATGTATTGATGCCCATATTAAATACTAGGTCTATGCAAACGTATTGTGCTGTGATGGGTAGCTTACGCCAAGCTATCCAGTGCTTGTCTAGTTTCTTGATGACTGTGCCAATGTCATTGTTAAGCAGATACATGGCTTCTTCTTCTGTGATGCCATTGGTCTCAAGATTCCTACCCACGCCCACGCTAATATATCCTGTGGGGCAAGTGTAGGACTTGAGGACTAAGCCCTCAAAATCTATTAGTCTTTTTCTTATAAGTTCTCTATCGAAATGTTTATCTTCTTGATGCATATAAGCGTACATTTATTTCTCCTTTTTATTACTAGCTCCAAAGTAAAAAGATATAACTGCTGTAGCTATACCTGTTAATGATCCAATGATCAGCATGACTATATCGTCAGAGCTGTCATCAATTGGAAAAGCTGTAATAAAAAAGATGTAACTCATAAAGCCAATCATTGAAAGTAAGCCTAAGACTTTAGGAGTCCAGTCATTACTAAATTTGCTTCTAGCATCTTGGATGTCTTGAGTCTCAAGGGCAAAAACATCTATATCCATTTGTTTCATTTGCACTTCAAACTCTTGCTCTGCTGCTTTGAGTCTAATGAGTTGCTCTGGTGTTGCATCAGCTATTGCTTGTTCTATTGATCTAGGCTCTGGCTTGCAACCTAGTGCATCAGCCACCATGTTCACAGCCATGCCAGCAACAGGTGAGCCCATGCCAGCAGCAATCGTTGGCACTAAGCCACCTATCAGGCTTTTAATTTTGTTGAATTTCATTATGTTAATAGGCTTCTTAGAACTAGGGTCAACAAGCTAGCACCTATGGTTGTAAGACCACCAATCATCCACCACATCATTCTGGTGATAGATGCTTCTAGTTTGTCTAGTTGTTTGAAATTGGTTCTCCAGCGTTCAGCACATTCAGTTTCATGGCGAATAAGCTCCGTATGAACTGTTGCTGCTGTTGGCTTGGAGTTAGGCATTATTTCTTAAGTTTCTTGATTTCTTCTTTGTGTACCCAAACTAGGACACAGATAATAATTGAGTTAAGGATTGGTAATAGTTCCATTATTCAGATTCCTCTGGTTGTGTATCTTCTGGTGTTTCCACTTCTAAGCTACGTTTAAAGTCTTGAACCAAGTAATTTTTGAAACGTGAAAGCTTTGCATGACTTTTTTCAAGCCTTTGTAATTCAGGCACAATTTCATTTAGCTCCACTGCAATTGGTAATTGATCTTCATTTAGGTCAGATGCCCTGTAAGGCACATCATCAAATGTAAGGATGATTGGTTCTTCGTTTGTCATTTCTTTTTTCTCTTCAGTCATAGTTTGCTCCCTATAAAAGTTTGTTTGTTAAATTATAAATTAATTTAAACATTTATTAAATCCCATGTTTGTGTTTCTTCGTTCCATTGATACATATTGCCATCATCAGGGTATGCTACTGGGCACTCCCACAAACAAGTGTCTTCGTTTAATATCCAAGATGGATATGGTTGTGGTGGAATGAAAGCATCTCTACCTTGATCATAAGAAAACCCTATGCCTGCATAATTTTTTCTTATAGAACCATCCATTTTTGTTTCTATCCATTGCCCTGCTGAATCATCAACAAAGGTATCAAAAAACTCAGGTTCTGCAACAATAACCTTTTCTACTATTCCATTTTTTACTTTTGCCCAATACTTACTCATGCTGTATAACTCCCAGAACTATTAAATGTAATTACTTTATAATCTCCATCTGTTGTTACTGTTGGAGAGCCAGTTGTTGTTCCTGAATATTTTGAAGATAACATTCTAAGTATTACAACTCCTGAGCCACCAGCACCACCGCTATCACTTTGAAAGCCACCACCGCCACCACCGCCTGTGTTAGCTGTTCCTGCGGTTGCATCAGTTCCTGAATTTCCTGAGCCATTTCCACCACCGCCATTTCCGCCAGTTCCACCTGATCTGCCCAAATTATAATAAGCCGAACCACCGCCACCGCCTGCTCTATAAACAGAAGTACCAGTAATTGTAGAAGCAACTCCAACGCCACCATCTCCACCAGCCCAAGGGCTTACTGCATTTGCACCAACTGCACCTGCACCGCCACCGCCTGAAGCTGCTGATGAGCTTCCTGAGCCACCTCCTGTTCCGCCTGCATATCCTTGTCCTGCTGTTCCTGCACCACCTGTATTTACAGCGTCTCTACCTGAGCCACCACCTGAGCCACCACTTGCACCTGCCGTTCCATTATTACTCCCAGCACCACCACCAATAGATGTAACGCTAAATCCTGAAATGCTTGAATCTCCGCCATTACTTCCATTTGCTCCGCCTGAACCACCTGCACCAACAGTAATTGTGTAAGTTGTTTCAGGGGTCATGGTTAAAGGTGATTCTGCGGAAGCTCCACCGCCTGAAGTTCCTGCTGATGTCCTATAACCACCAGCTCCACCGCCACCAGATAAACTAATTCCGCTACCACCACCGCCACCTGCAATTACAAGAAAGTCAACTGAATAAGTATAGTTACTTGAATCAAGAACAAGCCAGTTATTATTTTTATACACTTCGTATTCTGATTCAGTTGTGTTGTAACGAACCATCCCATTTGCAGGGGAAGAAGGTCTTTGTGCTGTAGTTCCTGAAGGAATAGTTATAGATTCATTACCACTAAATGCAGGATTATCTGCAATAAGTTCGCTTGGTATTTTTGTGTTTGCCATCTTATATCTCTGTGCTGTCTAAAAAGGTTTGATAATCAGCTTTTAATTCATCTGTCCAAACTGCGTTGCAGATTGCTTGGACTTCGGTTGATTCACCGCTTATATCGTCTAAGCAACTTACAACGTGTCTATTATAAGACCTGCTAATTTCTATATCATTTTCTTTAATGACTGTAGAGGTTCTTATTTGCACAGCTTTGTAGTCTCCTACAATTTCTATTTTATCTTCTATTATTTCTTTTGTTATCATTTTTTCTCCTGTCCGTACCTAGAATCCACTAGGTATAATTAATTTGTAATGTAATGCCCTGCTAAATGTATTTCTGTTCCTGTTTGCATTTGATTTGCTGAGGTATTGCTTCCTGTTGCAGAGCTTCCAACATATATACTAACAAATGAAGTGCCAGTTGGTATAAAACTAACAAAATCACCAATATTTGTTGAAACAGAATTGTAAACAAAAGTAGTTGCTGTGCTTCGTGATGATGCTGTGGGAGAAATATTTGCCACAGTAAAAGGCAAATTCATATTTAACCTGCCACTTGGGCTAGAAACACTTGCAACATCAACACGATAACTAAAGAAAACTCTGTTACCTATTTTAGTATAGTGCCCAACATTAAGACTGGTTAGAGTAACAGTTCCACTTACAGAAGGTGTTGCTGTTACAGTAAAAGTACCTTCTTCATAATCGTCAAGATGGTTTGCTGAACCTGTACCGCCTAGATAAGCACCGCCTGAAAGGTAGAGGTTTTTGAATCTTAATCCACTTTGTGCTAAATCTACTGTGCCATCAGCACTAGGTTCAAATCGTGGTTGCCCTGATGCTGTTGATGTTACTACTCTTACATAATTTGATTGGTTTGCACCAAGATTAACAAGACCGCTTGCACTGTTATAAGAAGCAGATGTTCCTGAAATAGATGAAATACTTCCAACTGTTGTGCTGTCTTTCATAAGCAGCAAAACATCACCATCTGATGATAATCTATTTAATAGTAATGGTTGAGCATTTGACCTAGTCATATAGTTATTGCCACCAGTTCCCAATTGAGAGCCAACAGCAGAATAATTTGATGAACTAGTGCCAGCTAACAAATCACCAGTAACAGTAGCAGTGCTAAAGGTAGGTGTTGATGTTCCACCATCTAAATAAGTCTCAACATCACTATCTGTATAACCGCTTACTGTACTAAAAGACAAAGTACCAGCACCATCTGTTGTAAGGACTTGACCATTAGTTCCATCGCTTAGATCAAGCTGAGTTACACCAACTGAATTATCAGAAGGAGTTCCAATTGAAACAGCTTTAGCATGATAAACAGTAATAACCCTGCCATTTGCAGGGGCTGTTGAAAAAGTTAAGGTAGTGCCTGAAACGCTATAAGAATCTTGAGCTTGGAATACACCATCTATGAAAACCATGAGATCGTTCTCATTGCCAACACTTGATGTAACTGTAAAGTTTACAGTGCTACCATCACCAGCAAAAATATCTGTGGTGAATGATCCACCACCACCACCAATAGCACCCCACTCATCTGTGTAACCCTCAAACTCACCAGTAGTAGTGTTATATCTAAACATACCTGCAACTGGAGTTGCATTTCTTTGAGCTGTAGTTCCACTAGAAATCTTAATTGAGTCAGTGCCATTTAAAGTCATGTTGGCAAAAGTAGGTGAATCAGAAGTTGCTACAGCTTGACCTATAGAAACCTGACCACTGCTAACTGTAACGCCAGTACCAGCAGTTATTAATCCTTGTACTTCTGCATCTGTTCTTTCTGTGAAAGAGAATACACCAGTTCCAGAGTTGTATGATAAATCGCCAGATGCATTAACAGCAGCTCTTGCTCTTGTGTCTGTGTAATATAGATTAGTGCCTTCTGATAAGTCAGAAGTAGATTTTGCTGTAAAAGCAGAATCAAATCTTGCTGATGTGTAATATAAATTGCTTGCACCCTCTGAGACATCATCTGTGTCTTTAGTAGCTAATCTAGTATCAAATCTAGCATCTGTGTAATAGAGGTTAGTACCCTCTGAAAGATCGCTGGTTGATTTACCAGAGAAAGCAGAATCAAATCTTGCACTTGTGTAATATAAATTGGTTGTACCTTCGCTGACTGTATCAGTATCGCCTTGAGTGTAAGTCAGAACACCAGTGGTTGAATTATATGAAAGCTGTGTAGAGTTTTCTGATATAGCAGCTCTTGCTCTAGCATCTGTGTAATATAAATTAGTAGAGCCTTCAGCTATGTCATCGCTATCTAATACCACAGCTCCAGTTAATGTATTAACGCTTGTTACTGGTGCTGCTGATGCTGTAAAGCTAATAACACCTGTTGAGCTGTTGTAAGCAATATCACCAGATGCAGAAATAGAGCTTCTTGCTCTGGCTGTAGTGAAATATTCGTTAGTACCTTCTGATAAGTCAGAAGTAGATTTAGAACTTAAATCTAAATTTGCCCCAGTTTGTAAATTAACTCTAGCATCTGCCCTAGCATCTGTGTAATAGAGGTTGCTTGAGCCTTCGCTAATGTCATCAGTATCGTGATTAGAAACATCTGAAACTGTACCAGTAACATTACCAGTGATATTACCTTCAATGTTAGCAACCAAAGTGCCAAGTGAATTAAGTGTAATGTTTCCTGTAGCACTGCCATCTGCTGTGGTAAGACCTAGTGTAAATTTGTCTGCTGACTCATCCCACATAAAGATGCCATTATCTTGATCACCCCTGTTAATCAACATACCAGAATCATTTACTGGGCTACCTGTTAGTCCTGCATTAAGCTGGAACAGGTTATCTTCTATATCTAAATTTGTAGTATCTAATGATGTTAGCGTTCCATTAACAGTTAAATTTCCTGCAACTGTTAAGCTGTCTGCTATTTGCACATCATCTGGCAAGGTTAAAGTTACATCAGCAGATTCACTGCCTGAGCCTGTAACTGTAATCTTATTAGCAGTGCCAGTAATTGTTTGAATGTAATTGCCTGTAGTATCTGTGCCAAGCGTTACGCTGTTTGCATCTACGCTTGCAGCTTGAATATTAAGAGCATCAACAAATGTTTTTGTAACTCTGGAATCAATAGCAGAGTTAGCTCTTGCATCTGTGTAATATAAATTCGTGTTTTCTGTTAAATCATTCGTTGTCTTGTTGCCAAAAGCAGAATCAAATCTAGCAGTTGTATAGTAGAGGTTAGTTGATCCCTCTTGAACATCATCCGTATCTTTAGTAGCAAGTCTGGAATCAAATCTAGCATCGGTGTAATAGAGGTTAACGCCCTCTTGAACGTCTGAGGTAGACTTGGTTGCAAGTCTAGTATCAAAATCAGAATTAACCCTTGCAGTCGTATAATAGAGGTTTGACCCCTCTACTAAATCGCTTGTATCTTTAGTGGCTAGTCTGGTATCAAAGTCTGAATTAACCCTAGCAGTTGTATAATAGAGATTGCTAACTCCTTCGCTTAAAGAGTCAGTATCTTTGGTTGCAAGTCTTGTATCAAAGTCTGAATTAACCCTAGCAGTTGTATAATAGAGGTTTGAGCCCTCTTGAACATCTGAGGTAGATTTAGTAGCCAATCTTGTATCAAACATAGATTCGCCCCTAGCTGTAGTCCAGTAGAGATTAGTATTCTCTGGAACTATAGAAGTATCTAATGTTGATGTTGCTGATTGATTAGAGCCATTGCCTATAAATATTTTGCCATTATCTAAGTTAGGTGTTGCATTTGATCTGCCAGCACCACCCACTTTGATTGAACCAGCAGCAGCATGACTTCTTTGTACTTTACCGATATTTTGTATTTGTGAGCTTTCACCTGTTGGTGCAGTGGCTGTATATTCGCCTGCTGTAGTTGAAACATAAAGTATTTCTCCAACAGAAACATTAGATGTATCTAAGCTTTCAATTGTTCCAAAAGTAACAACTTGCAACTCTGCATTATCATTTGCATCAGCAAAAGCTAAACCAAATGCAGGCATCTTAGATGCATCATCTGCTTTTGCTTTGGCTACTGTTGGCACATCTCCAGAAACTCCAGATATATAAACTACATCACCTTTGGATAAAGCACCATCGGCTTTTGCACTAAATCTAACTCCACCCTCTAAATCACCTATAAATTCATCAGTAGCTGTAATGGTATTAAATGTAACATCGCTAGTTACAGCAACAGCCTGACCAATAGCAACAACTGGTGTAGAGCTTTCGCCTGTTCCACCTGTAATTGTTACGCCTGTACCACCAGATATGCTTTCAACATAATCGCCAGTGGTATCAGTTCCAAGAGTAATAGAATTAATTTGAACAACTGTAGATATATCTACATCAGCACTACCATCAAAAGAAACTGAACCAACAACATCTCCTGATAAAGATATGGTTCTTGCTGTTTCTAATGTGGTGGCTGTATCAGCATTGCCTGTTAAATCACCAGTAACATTACCTGTAACATTGCCAGTAACATCTCCAACAACATCACCTGTTAAGTTACCTGTAAAAACATTAGATGAGCTAATGCTTACGCCAAATGTAATCCAATCTGAATCAGCAGCGTTTCTTATTTTTAATACACTATTTGCTGTATCTACCCATAACTGATGGGCAAAAGTAGTTGAAGGCTCGGTAGCCCCTGAATTAACTGTAGCAATAGCTTCTAAAGCATTATTAAGATCAGCTCTGAAGTCAGCTCCACTTTGATTGGCTAGGTTGTAATCGTGTTGTGCCATTAATTTACCTCTGTCCTATTGTATATTTAATCTGGTTGAGTTGGAAACACTACATCATCAAAATTTGTAGTTGATTGATGAGAAGATGGTAAGTCTCTTAGTTCTTGCCTGTATGTTGCCCATTCTGCTTTTTTTGCATCTGTTAAAGGACTATCGTTAACTTGAGTCCAATCTGATTCTTCTAGCAATCCATTTCTCACATTTCTAATTATTGGAAATATGTCAGGCGTATATTCTGTTGCCACCCCATCTAATATTTTGTATTTAGTTCTATCATACGAGCCCTCAATAATACCCTCACCACTCTCAAGTATAATTTGATCTAATGATGTTAAGCCTTGTGAAGTTCCCTCGCTTTTAATTAAGCCTGTATCTGTACTGTATATTGTGTAGTCCATATTTATATTTTAGGTTGTGTTGTCAATGTCAATATATATAGATTGATATGTTGTATTAAGTTGTGATCCTGAATTGTTCCAATTAACTCTCCAATATACTGTTTCTTGCGATGATGTCATGCCTGATAGTGTTCCCTGCCATATAAACACATAAGTTCTATAGGCACTTCCTGCTCCTGTATTTATTGAAGTAGAACTATTACCTACCCCACCCAAACTCACCCAAGTGCTTTGATTATAGCTATATTCAATAGTACCAACTCTTGTTTGACCTAATACTGCTGAATATACAACCTGATATGTTGCTCCGTTCCTTATATTGGGTGTTGTGGTGTTCATATATATTCCTTCAACTGAGTTAATAGTTGAACCAACTAACGAACCTGACCAATCTTGGTTTTTTGCCTGAACCCTCAATGGAACTGTGCCACCAGTTTGATTGATAATATCAGCACTTACATCATCAAAATGTTTCACATTCAAAGTATCAACATCAATCTTAGTTCCAGATAAGTTAGTAATTCTTGCATTATCAATAAATACTTGACCACCACTAACAATAAAAGGAGATACACTTGATCCTGCGTTATTATCAATCTTGAATGTATCAGCCAAGAAAGCTATTGTGCTAGTTGCTCCTGTTCCTGAGCTAGCATTACTTTCAAGAACCATCTGGGCAACCTTGCCATTTGCATTAAGTTTTAAAACATAAGATGCAGCAGCATTACCATTAATTGTTGATATGGCTGAAGCATTTGTTGAAATAGAAGATGTATTACCGCCAACTGTAGATGTGAGACTTGTAATGTCTGATGCTAATGCAGCATCAGCATTTGCTCTTGTAGTAGCTTCAGAAGAAATGGATGAAGTATTACTATTAACTGTTGAGGTTAGACTTGTTATATCAGCAGCCAAAGCACTATCTGCATTAGCTCTGGTTGTTTGCTCTGTGCTTATTGCTGATGTGTTGCTGTTAACTGTAGAAGTTAAGCTTGAAATAGCACTTGCATTAGCTGAGGTATCAGTTGTTAAAGTAACAATATCTCCCTGAGCTGTAGCAATGTTAGAGCTATTTGTAGAAACAGTTGAGCTTAGTGAATTATACAAAGTAACCAAAGAAGAATCTCTGGCTTTTACCCAATCATTGTTAGATGCATTTCTTACATAAATTTGATTGTTGTCATCGGTATCTGCCCATAAATCTTGAGCCTGTAATGCATTACCATCATCCCTTGTTGATGGTGCTGATGTTGATTTTATTAATTGTGTTGAACCAGCTCCACCTGCATCAATAGCAGCAACTAAATCTGCTGCTGCTTTGGATAAGGTAATAGCATCATCTTTGACATCAGCAGTATCTACAGGTGCTGTGGCAACACTAAAAGTTAATGTAGCTGGTGATGATTCAACCCCAAGAGTGTTAATTGAGCTAACACTAGCAACATAATTTGAACCCACTGGAATAAAACCAAGATCACAAAACTCAGTATCAACAATTTTATTTGTAAGTTCATTGCTTGAGCTATCTACTACATTAATTCTATATTCATGGTCTGGAAAGTCTGTGGGCTCATCCCAAGAAAGAAAAGGTCTATTTGTAGAACTTGCATTGCTATCAGTAAAAGATAAGCCTGTTGGTGCTTTTACAGCAAAAGCTGAAGGCAGATTAGCTAATTCTTCTACTGGCTCTTGTGGTGGTACTTCCCATGTATAAACATCGAAGTATTCTATTAGACTAACTGCAACCAATCCATTTGACTGAAGCTCTAAGGCTTCCACTCTGCATACCTTTCCATTAAAACCCAGTCCTGCATAGGTAACATCAACGATGTCTCCCACGTTAAGCTTATACATCTCAGGAGTACCCAT